CAGACGATAAGCGCCACGGGGGTCGCCTCAAGCTCCCCGGTATGAGTAATCCGGAAGCTGTGAGGGTGCTCAGAAATACGTCTAAATGGCAAGGAAAGTTGAAATCTAAGGTCGAAAATAAGGCTTTGGTCAATGAAATACTGTCAAACGAGAAGTTTTCAGGGGGTGGAAAAGCATCATGAGAATGTACACAGGCCCTGAAAAGGTAAGAGACGCTTCACTCACTGTGTACATTCTCAAAGTTGAAAATGTACACAGGCGACACTTATTAATAATGATTATCAACTAGAATTGACTGTGTACATTCTCAAGCAAAAAAATGTACACAGTGCAGAAAGTGTACACAGGTATAAGCCGTTGAAACGATTAGCTTTCTCAAGCACTGTGTACATTTTCTATTTTTTATTAAGAAAGTATGATGGGGAGAGTATGCATATATGACCAAACGCACAGTCTGAGAGAGGGATTTAGGTTCTCGAGCCCAAAGTGTACACAGTCAACCTCGGCAGAGGGGGGACCCCCTGAAAGTAAACCGGGTGTTTTGAAGGTTCAAAATTGAGTAAGATCTCATTTCCACTGTAGAAAGAACTACAAATGGCACAAGTCGGCAGGAAGAAGGGCTCTCCCAAAACGGGAGGCCGCAAAGCTGGGACACCCAACAAGATCCCAGGCGCACTAAGGGACGATATTCTCAAAGCGGCTGAGCTGGCAGGTGTTGAGCTGGCAAATACGGCACAAGAGAAGAAGGAGGGCGCCTTGACGTATCTCAAAATCCAAGCAGTTCAGAGACCACAAGCATTCATGTCACTACTCGGCCGGATACTGCCCACTCAGGTGGAAGGCACCGGCGAGGATGGTGACATCAACATCACGTTGAAATTCAAATGAGTGACTGGTTCGATCAGGGAATTCAGCTCACGGGTGACGAGCCTGTCTACGTCAACCCACTCAAGAAATATGCACGAGGTGCCGGAGAATGGGCAAAGAAAAACCCGCTTGACGCGGCGGCACTCGTTGTTTCTCCCGTTCCAGTGCTAGGTGATATAGCCGGAGCCGCTAATGATATCAGGCACTTTGCGACAGAGCCTGAAAGCCGGACATGGGGGAATGCAGGTCTGTCACTACTCGGGCTTGTGCCTGGTGTCCCACCGGTCATGGGCATGGTTAAAAAGAGCAAAGACCCGATAGGTGATCCGGAGCTAATAAAGAAATTGATGAGCAACGATGAGCCAAGTCTCGCCGTTGACAACACGCGCACCTCGGCAAACACGAACTTATCGCCTGATGATCAACGGCTAGTTGACAAAGCTCGGAAGATGCGCGTGTTCGACCATGATGGCAATCCAGTGGAAAGCAACGGTCTTAAGCATATGACCGATGAACAAATACGTGATGCTATACAGCCAGTGTCTCTCAAGTCAGTGTTTGGCAGCCAGGAAATGAACGATCTAGACGGTTTTGTCAACTTTAAGGAGAAACCATCGTATCTTCAAGACATTGACAATATGACCCCTGAAATCACAGCAAAAGATATCCCAGCTGTGGAGCAGGCTATTGGCTATAAGCTCAATACGTATCGAATTGGGGATGTAATCAAACGATCTAAAAGCGGTGAAATATATCCTCAGGGTGATCTCATTCATGATGCTTTGAAGAATGACGATCAAACATTTATCCTTTGGGACCCTGACTCCGGTAACCGCTATTTAGTGGACCGCACAGGGGCACAATCGTATATTCGGATGTGGACAAAGATTGGTGACTAAGATATGACCGACTGGTTTAGTCAAGCTACAGAAATGACAGGCGATGAGCCGGTCTATGTCAATCCCTTACAGAAATATGCACGAGGTGCTAAGAATTGGGCTAAAGAGAACCCGTTGGACGCAGCTACATTAGCGTTGTCACCTGTTCCAGTGGCAGGTGACATTGCAGGTCTCGCGAACGATATTCGCCATTTCGCTAAGGAGCCTGAAAGTCGGACATGGGGGAATGCAGGTCTGTCACTACTCGGCTTGCTCCCGTTCGTGCCTCCATTTATGGCTGTGACTAAGCCATATCGTTCGAAACTCGAAGAGGCGTTGAAGAAAATGCCTCAAGACAAGATGTCGGGATCACAGCTTAGGGGCTACCTCGGCAAAAGCGAAGCGTCAGGTGATGAGTTGTTCTGGTCCAAGATGAACGAATTCGCCGAACAGGATAAGATCACCAAGCAAAAGGCGCTTAAACATTATGAGGCTAACAAGCTCGATATTACCGAGGTTGAGCGGAGTCAAGCACCAAGCAATGCACCTCCTCATCTATCGCAAGTCGAAGAACTAACTAATGAAGCGTATAGCAGGGCAAACGAGGCATACGCCACAGGCAGATTGTCTGTAGATGATTTTGACGGGTTTGTTGAGGATTATATTAATGACAATTGGCCCGGTTCCCCTCCTGTTTTTCCTCATTCACGAGCCCAAATTGACGATGCTAATACAAGAGCACGGGAAATTGTAGATCGAGATGTTCAAGCAGGTCGTATCGAGCCTGACCAATTTAATATGATGATCGAAGATATGAGAGAGCGCATATTGAGAAATACGGAGCCTAAGGGCATCGGCACTCAATACGACGAGTATCAGCTCCCTGGTGGCAAGGACTACCAAGAGCTGACGATCGGGTTGAAGAGACCTGGAGGGAATTTCACTCAAAAAGAGTTGGATACAGGTTATAGACAGCACCCAGATGGCAGTGTGACTCCCGTCCCGGGGGACCAATCTCGTCGCTTCACTGGAGGGCATTGGCCTGAAGACGACGTTTTAGCTCATACGCGCTACAACACTCGTGACATTGACGGCGAGAAGACAATGCATCTCGAGGAGGTTCAATCCGACTGGCTCCAGAAGGGGAGGAAAGTTGGGTTTGAAGGTGATGTGGCGCAATGGTCTGAAGATGCTGGAAAATTTAAGTATAACCTGCCAGGCTCTAAGACGGGAAATTATAAACTTACGCCTATTCCTGACTCCGGGGGTCAGGTTCGCATGCTAGATCCTGCAGGTCGACTATACACCATGAAAAGTATGGAACATGCTAAAGAAGCAGTAGAGAAATTAGCAGATGCACATCATGTGATGATTCTCGACGCGCCATTCAAAAAGAAATGGGTTGACCTGACGATGAGGCGCATGATCCGTGAGGCAGTCGACTCCGGTCATACAAGGATCTCATGGACCATGGGCGATGATCAAGTCGCTAGGTACCCAGGCATGGGACAAAAGGAAGCTGAAGGCCTCAAGAAATTCTATGATGAGAACCTGGCCAATGTCGCTAAGAAACTAGGCGCTAAGATCGAGGTGAAGAGGTTGCCAGGAACAGGAGAAGGATTTTCAGGCCGAGTAGCTCCTGCTGAAAACGGAGGTTGGAATGCATTTAGTCATGATGGGAGAAAAAGTTTACATCTTCCTCCAGGATCTGTTTCTAACGAAGCTGAAGCTTTAGCGTATTTTAAGGAAGAATTTCCAGGCGCTGAGCTAAAACAAGTCCTCTCATTCGAAATCACCGACAAAATGAAGAAGAAAGCATTAGAAGGTGTCGGCCTCTGATGGAGCATGTGATCCCAGACGTCTTCGCGCCATTGTTCAAGCCGGCACGGTATAAAGGCGGCTATGGCGGTCGGGGGAGTGGCAAGAGTCACACGTTCGCCACTATGGCAATAGCTCAAATGAGCGCCAATCCAGGTTCACGCGGTGTCTGCATACGTGAAGTTCAAAAGTCATTGAAGGAGTCAGCCCATTTGCTCTTGGCCGACTCTATTAAGAAACTCGGTCTTGATCGAAAATTCGAAGTGCAATCAAGTCAAATTCGTACTCCAGGTGGCGGCTTAATATCATTCCAGGGGATGCAAGATCATACAGCTGATAGCATAAAATCTCTTGAGGGATATAATTGGGCCTGGGTCGAAGAAGCTCAAACTATGAGTCAACGTAGCCTTGAGCTTCTTCGACCAACTATTCGTGAGCCAGGATCTGAATTGTGGTTCAGCTGGAACCCAAGGAACGCAACTGATCCGGTGGATAAGCTCTTCAGGGGATTGATCGAACCTGATGACGACTCAATTATCGTTCGTTCGAACTACATGGACAATCAGTTTTTTCCTCTTGAACTGGAGAAAGAACGATTGTTCGACAGGAAGCACAATCCGGATCGTTACGGTCACATCTGGCTTGGAGATTACGAGCCTATGGCGATTGGTGCTATTTGGGATCGGGCTATGCTTCATGAAGGAAGACGCGATGAAGCACCTGATATGGACCGCATTGTCGTAGCTGTTGACCCGGCCGTATCCTCCGAAGAGCACTCGGATGAACATGGCATCGTTGTTGCTGGTATTGGTGAGGATCAAAGAGGCTATGTGCTGGATGATGTCTCTATCAAGGGTGGACCGAAACAATGGGCGACAAGAGCTATAGCCGCCTATGACAGGTACGATGCTGATGCGATCGTCATTGAGATCAATCAAGGCGGTGACATGGTGCGGCACACGCTTGAAAGCATCCGAAAGAACATACGCATTATTGAAGTACGCGCCACACGCGGGAAGCACGTGAGGGCAGAGCCAATCAGTGCATTGTACGCTCTCGGCCGGGTCAGTCACGTTGGCACGTTCGAGACCCTTGAAACTCAGATGTGCCAGATGACAGCGGGTGGGTTCGAGGGTCCTGGATCGCCTGATCATGTCGATGCTCTTGTCTGGGCATTTACCGAACTGATGCCTGGTCTTACAATCAAGAACGATTGGGATGATTGGGACGACGATTGGGAAGATAGTCAAGGTCAAAGCGCGATAGGCGGATATTGATATGACTGATTGGTGGGCTGAAGCAACTCAATTGGACGGCATGGAGCCGGTCTACGTCAACCCATTGAAGAAGCCTGCAAGGGCAGTCAAAAAGTGGGTCAAAGAAAATCCTCTCGATGCCGCTACGCTGGCACTTCAACCAATCCCAGTGGCTGGTGACATAGCTGGGATAGCAAACGACATCCGACATTTTGCTAAGGATCCAAGCACAATCACAGTCCCGAATGTGGGAATGGCAATGATGGGCGGACTTCCTTGGGTCCCGTCACTGTTTGGGATTGCTAAGAGAGGAGCAAGCAAGAAAACGGCAGTTGAGGAAGCGGCACAAGGGCCTAAGCTTGAAAAGGCTCCAACGGGCAACCTACCTGCTAAGTTAGACGACAACCAACTTGCCGAGTTGGAGGAGCTAAACAAGCAAGGCTACTCAACGCAAGAGGCGCTTAAGCTCATATACGAGAAGGGCCTTGAGGCCGAGTTCACACGTCGTGATGTGTTCCGACTTGGCAAAGACGCAATGACTGCTGCGGCAGGAGCGAGTCGAGCAGGCCGAGCGGCTAATATCATTACTGATCAGTTTGGCAACGTGAGTCGTAAGCGCATTGTCGACACTGTGTCTCCATTGCTCAAAAAGGTCGACCCATTCGTTGAATGGGAGAGCAAGGACAAATTCAGTCAGGATTTCTTTGGGGGCTCAGCACAAATGACAGAGTTTAATCCCAACCCAAAATTTGACGACAATATGACGTCTTATTTGTCAAAGAAACTTCACAATCCCAAAGAGATCAATGAAGCAAGACAGCTTATTTCAGGTGTACCTGAATACGCGACTACTCTTAGATATTTCGATGAGGATGGTAGGCCTAAGGAGCTATGGCGTTCGTGGATCGGTGATAGAGACGAAGTACCTCAATTTGAACACCAAACATTTGGCGACACGCCTCCTGACATGGCGACAAAACCTGAAGATTGGGCTAATCTTCAACGGGATTTCGACCCTGAATTCGATGCTCAGGTCGATCGAGCCAGCGAAATGGCTGAGGATGCAGCGTTTCAGTATTTGGAAGAACCAGATGCGTATAAATATCTAGGTGTCAATGAAAATGAAGCGGCTAAGCATATGGGTTTCGACAGTGCTGAAGAAATGAAGCGGCTAAAGCATATGGGTTTCGACAGTGCTGAAGATTACGATGATTTCTTAAAAGAAGATATCCCTAAAGCTGAACGTTTCAATCCGCCTGACAATTTAGAACTACCTAAAGGCTATCTACGTCATGGCGAACCAATGACTAAATCTGATCTTCAAATATTGCAAGAAAAATACGATGACTTTTTTATGCAACATGAAATTGATGATGTACTCAAGGATCCTAACAATATCAATAGTGGTCTGAAGGTCAAAATTACTGAGCCTACAATTGTCAGAGGAAACCAGCAATACGACGCTGAATTCAACGGGTATTTTAGCCCAACTTATTTGATCGAACCAGCGGGTGACGGGTACACATGGCGGAGAGTGTATAGTGACTAAAAAACCTCAAATATCGGATCTTCAGAGGAAAATAATTGAACAATATGAGCTGGGTGCCTCTGTGGCGTATCTCAAACGTAAATATCAGTTATCGCAATCAGAGCTCCATGATATAATCCCTGAGTCGATTGACACTCACGAGTCCCCGGAGAGCAACATTGCCGGATACTAACTATTCCGATTACGATCAGACTGATGAGGGGCAAAGTCCCCGGAAGCGCACTACGATCAACAAATTGATCAAGTATGCAGAGTCTGACAATGTTGCAGAACTCCTTACGCCTGAAAAATTAGAAGAATGTGGGCAACTTGTCCGCCGTGAATACGACGTTGACAAGGGCACTCAAGCTGAGTGGGAGGATAATAACGAAGAGGCGATGAAGCTTGCTATGCAAGTGGCCGAGGAGAAAACGTACCCATGGCCGAAGGCAGCTAACGTCAAGTACCCTCTTCTCACTACGGCGGCTATTCAATTCGCGGCAAGAGCGTATCCAGCCATCCTCGGCAAAGGCGATCCTGTCAAGGGCAAAGTGAACGGCTATGATGACGGCATCACAGAAGATGGGCAACAGCAGCCCCAGATGCCTCAAGGCCAGCAACTTCCACCGGAGCTGATGAGCCCTGACTTGCAACAGCAAGGCATGCCTGGTCCAGCACAATCTCCCGAACAAGCCTGGAAGATTAAACCAGGAGCTAAGAGGGAGCGTGCTGACCGTGTAGGCAGACATATGTCATGGCAACTTACTGAGGAAATGATCGAGTGGGAGGAGGATACTGATAAGCTCCTTCATATTCTTCCCATTGCAGGTCTTGTGTATCGCAAAACTTACTATTCGCCTGAATTCGGTAGAAATAAATCTGAATTAGTGCTAGGCCAGAAATTGGTTATCAATTCAGGTGCTAAGTCGTTGTCAACAGTTCCTCGTGCCACTCACGAGTTTGAGCTGTATCCGATTGAAATTAAATCGCGGGAACGGTCTGGATTGTATCTTGAGTTGGAAATTGGCGATCCTCCTGAAGCAGGAGATGATAAGGACGCGCCTCACGAATATCTTGAGCAGCACCGTCGTCTAGATCTCGATGAAGATGGCTATGCTGAGCCGTATATTGTGATCATCCATAAGGAGACATCACAAGTTGCTCGTATCATAGCAAACTATGATCTTGAAGATGTCGCGTTCAATGAGAGAGATGAAATTGCACGCATAGACCCGATCGAGTATTTCACAAAATATAGTTTCCTTCCCAACCCAACTGGAGAATTCCATGATATCGGGTTCGGGTATCTTCTTAGACCTATCAACGAAGCTGTCAACTCAACCCTCAACCAAATGCTTGACGCTGGTCATTTGGCCGTCGTCGGAGGCGGCTTTATTGGTTCAGGTGCTCGTATCCGCGGAGGGCGCCAAAAATTCAGACCCGGCGAATTCAAACCAGTTGATGTCTCAGGAGCCTCATTGAAGGACAACATCGTTCCGTTGCCATTCCCTGGGCCTAATGCTGTATTGTTCCAGCTTCTCGGCTTGTTGATAGATGCCGGCAAGGACATCTCAGCAGTTAAAGATGTGATGACCGGTGAGAACCAATCGGCCAACCAAAGTCCCACGACGACCTTGGCTCTCATTGAACAGGGTATGCAGGTCTTCACGGCTATATATAAGCGTGTGTATCGTTCCCTAGCTTCAGAGTATAAGAAACTCTACAACTTGAATTCTAAATATTTAGCACCTGATAGCTACTTCAATGTTTTAGACAAGGCTGAGTCGGTGAGCCCTGATGACTACAACACAAAAGATTTTGATGTTGTGCCTGTTGCTGATCCAAATGTGGTTACTAATATGCAACGACTGGCTCGAGCTGAATATCTTGGGACATACCGTGATGATCCCATGATGAATGGAAAGAAGATCCGGGAACGCATGCTTTCCGCGGCCGGTATCGAGGATTATGAAGATCTGTTTGCTGAGCCGGCACCTCCCCCGCCGGATCCGATCGTCGCTCAATTGGCTGATGAAATTGACATCAAAAAGCGCGAGTTGGCGCTTAAAGAAATTGCTCTTGAAGGTGAATTAGCCGAAAGAGAGGCTAAGACACTCAAATTGTTGGCCGAAGCAGAAGGCGTTGAGCCTGGCCAACAAATGGCGGCCTACAAACAATTGATGGGTGATCTTAATCAACGAGCTAAATTGGAAATTGAGCAAAGCAAAATCGATCAGAAGGGGCAGCAAGAGCGGCCTGCTCCTCCAATGCCTGAAGGTCTTATCTGATGGCTTGGTCTCAAGAGGAATTCACCAACTGGAAAGCATCTCCTTTGACGCAAAAATTCTTTGCGTTCCTGGGTGATAAGCGTGAGGATCTAAAAGAGACGTGGGCACAGGGAATTGACATGTCTAAAGAGGACGAAGCCGTTGCTTTTGTGTATGGCGATATTCTTGATCTGAAATATGGGCACATTAGCGAATTCTACGAAACTGAGGAAGAGGAAAGTGAAGATGAGTGAATATCAAAACACGTCAGGATTGCGTGCGGTCGAGTATCGCGTTCTGATCAAGCCGGATAGCACCGAGGAGGTGACCGCCGGTGGCATCATTCTGACCGACGACAACGCCGAACGGAACAGTTGGGCGCAGGTTAAAGGCACTATCGCCAGCATCGGCGGTTCGGCATTTGAGGATTGGGATCCAGTCGAACGTGGAGCTCTACAACCTGGAGCACGCGTCTACTATTCTAAATACGAAGGCGTCCTGATACAAGGAGCAGACGGTGAAGAATATCGTCTGTGTAACGATAAGATGATCGGAGCAATCATCTTGAATGAGCTTGCTGCGCCTGTTCACTTAGTCCATGCGAGAACTAAGGGTG